TTGTCTGTAAACAAACAATATCGATGCAGAGATCACCTGCTGCGCTTGAAATGGTTACACTTGCATTATATGAATAATTACCGTCTGTTCCCCCGGATGATCTAAAAGGATCAGACGTGTCTACACCAAAAAAAGATACTGATCCGTGAGTAACTCCATCTCCCCAACTATCAAAAGTACCTGATACTGCTATTTGGGCTGTACCGACCGTTGGATTTAAAAGGTAGTATACTCTTGCGGTTCTAAAATTGCCGGTTTGTCCGCCTAATAATGTAAGGCCGACTCCCCCGTAGGTTATGCCAGTGCAAGTATCACTCGCGTGGTAGGCAATTGTGACAACAAGCAGTCTATTGCTGCCATTCCCTATGGTATGGTTCCATGTGCGGCTGCCTACAGCCGCGTTAGACGATGCGTCAACGGTTATTGCCATTCTGCACCGTTTATGTCAGGTCTACTTCAATGTCCTGCAGTTGTAGGCTGCTGCCGTCCGGGATCGTGTAATCGGTGCCGAAGTCAATGCACCCGATTACGGTATCGTCGGCGGTTGTATCATCATAAATTATCGCCGCCCCGGCTGGACCTATTGAACCGCCTGAAGCCGTCCAGGTTACATCATCACAGGTCATTGAACACTTATCGTTTGTATCGTCTTCGGTAACTGCTTTGTTGGCAAGCTCTTTATTGTTCTGGGCATACCCATAATTTGTGGCAAGCTGATCCGCCGTCACATCTGCAAGTGTTGCGTGAGAATCCTTGTTGAAGGCGAAGGTGGTATTCATCAGAATAATCTTGATCGTGTCCGAGCTCAAATCAATAAGCTTCTTTGCAAGCTGGTACTTAAAATGATTTGACGGTGTTGCAACTACAGCCATGATAGCCTCCTTTTATACGTCAAGTCTTTCCTTGACAAGTATCGTCAGCACTGCCTCGTTTTCTTCATATCGTGCCGCCTCAATCGCCGCCGAATAAAAGCCATCCTCAGTAGCAACATAGACGAGGGTGTAACTTTTAAAAATTGCCCATATTTTGTCCCATAGTACCCTTGTTACATTTGAGTGTATTTCAAGGGTTCTGTCGCCGTCCGTATAACCGCTGTCCGTAATGACAACTCCGCCGTCAAGGGTCTTTGTCCGGGACACACGCCTTGAGTTGGCCTTCATCTTTGTGTTTGCATTGGGCTCAATGAGAACGTCCCCATTTGGGTCAGCCGTGATTGAGGATATGCCTATAACTTTCATCATGCTGCCGGCAGCCCGAGTAAAAATTCGCTTGCTTCTTCGTTCGCCCTGATCTGGATTTTGTTCAACACCTTCCACATAAAGGCCTCTATTTCCGGTTCCATGCCGTCTGCCTTTATCTCAATAAGGCTTTCACCTTTTTCTAATTTCCTTGTTTTGGTCTTCAAAAGCGATACCTGGGCGTCGATAAGATCTCCCTGTTTTTTTGCCGCGTCCTGCTGCATCGATATTTCAGCATTTATTGCCGAACTTAATACCATGCTGTCGCCGCCGCCAAGTAATAGTTTAGAGTAATCACCGCCGAGGCTTGATATTGATTTCCCGGTTTCGGAAATAGTGTTATCAATGCTTTTAAACGAATATTCCATAATTTTTGTGGCCGATTCAATTTGAGCAATATTAATTTTAGCCGTCCACTCTATTGCATTCTGTATCTCTTTTGATTCTTTTTGCACTGATTTGGTCGGCAGGTTTACCGCCACATCAACGGCTTTTTTAGCGGGGAGGCTTTCAACTCCCTTCTTGACAACAGTAATCCCTGCTATTGCTTCGTCAAATTTTGCAAGTCGGATTTCAGTGGAAGATGATTTGGGCAAGGTCTTTACGGTGTCGCCGAATGATTTAGCCTTTGCTGTTGAAGCATCCGTTGAAGCCGCAAGGGCCTTCTGACCTTCATCCGCGTGAAACAGATCATATACCCATGAACCAACGCCCTCGCCTGCTTCTTTTACACCAGGGATATATTGAGCGAGCGCACCTGCCGCCACACCTGCCGATACTGCAAAAGCTCCCAGCGCCAAGGGGCTTACAGCCATCACGGTGTTAAAAGATATCATCCCTATTTCCATGCTTTTCAACGCGCTGACAAGTGTCATTATTTTAGGAGCAATATAGAAAGAAGATGCAAGCACTGTAAATACGTCGCTCATAGGCTGTAAATATGTCGTGGTTATATAAAATGACTTTGCAAGGCCAAGGATATTACCTACGAGATCAGCCGTCCCTTCGCTGAGACTGCTGAATTGATCCGCGCCCGCACCGATCATGGAAAACAGGGGTTTCATACCGTCAATTATCCCCGCCGTTACATTGTTCAATGCCGCAAAGCCATCGACAAGCTTCTGGATGAGGGTCCGCAATCCTTCTACTGTGGTCAAGTCCAGGTTGCCGAATATGGCCTTGAAAGCCCCGGATACTGATGCGCCGAGGTTGTCGAATGAGTTTATAACCTTTGTCCAGTCAATCTGTTTCATTACTTCCGGAAGGTTGCCTGCGATAGTGGAGAGATATTCTTTTGCCTGTACCGCAAATTTATTCAGAGCGTCAAAGATAGGCGCAAATGTGCCGTCATCAATAAGACCTTTCAGGGTCTTCTCAACCTCGATGCCACCGGAAACAACACCAGTGAGTGAATCCTTGAATTTACCGCCTACAGCAATGGCAATGTTTTCAATGCCGGTTACGAACCGTTTCAATACAACTTCAGGTTCGGCAAGCCTTACGGCTACTTCTTTTGCTGCCGATCCGGCAGCGCCCAATGCAACTTTTGTGATTTCAGCGGATTTATTCAGGCCGTCGAATACCTCAACCATCCTTGCTGATTGTTCGATTCCCACAAGCTGTTGTGTAATAAATAGCTTTTGATTCTGGTCAAGCCCTTGAAAGGCCTTTGAGACATCAAGTAAAATATCCTTGCCTGATCTTAATTGCCCGTTTGCATCCTTCTGTTTCACGCCTATTGAGGCGAGTGCTTCCTGAACGGGCTTCGCATCATCAATGAGTTTTAAAAGACCTGTCTTCAACGCCATTGCCGATTCCGAACCGGAGCGGAATATCTCTATGACAGGCGTAAGAATGCCGGCGGTCTCCTCGAACGAAAACCCCATTATTCTGGCAATGGGCGCAAGGGTTGACATGCCGATTGCGAGTTCTCTTACGTTTGTTGCGTAGTTGTTTGATACCTCATTGAGGATGTCTACGACACGACCGGCGTCAGATGCAGGAGCTTTAAAGCCTTTTAGAGTGGAAATGAGCAGATCACTCGCTTCAGAGGCCTGCAGATCGCCGGATATGACCAGATCAAGGCTGTCTTTTGTGAGCCGCATAGATTCTTGTACGCCGAACCCTGCCTGTTTATAGTTCGCCATACTCTGGAGTGCTTTGCTTGAGCTTTCACCGTATGCATCGGACAGCCTCACGGACTCTGTCTGAGCCGCTTTGAGGGCCGGTATTTCTTCATCGCTTAATACTTTCTTCAAGTCAGCAGTTGCCGACGAGAAATCTACAGACTTTTTGTAGGCGTAAAGCAGGCCGCCTATAACAAGAGCATTCATGGCCGCATCGACCATAAGAACGTTATCTGCAAGGCTTGCAAGTGATCCTGATAAGGCTTTCACCCCTCCGCTAAAATCACTGAGTTCGCCGTAAAGCCTGCGGGTTGTAACGGACAATTCATCTTTTCCTGCAAAGATGATCGATACCGTTTTTTCAAGGTTTGCCATTACCGCCTCTTGTTATGCATATCGCTGTAAAACTTCTCCCATAATTCCATCTCCGTAACCGTCAAAAACCCTTCCGGGCATATATCCGGTCTCGATTCATACAGAAATCGCCCTCTCAAGTGACAAAGCGCGAGTGATGCCTTTACGCTTTCGTCTCTCCAGAGGGCCTCGGTTTTCCCGGAATGTGACCCTGCCCGGTAAGTTTTATGATCGTGTTCGTGATGTCAAAAAACTCGACAGGGTACTTCTCGCAGAATTTGACGGCAAGATCTTCGTCAACCTGCGGGTCTATCGAGGCGACAACAAGCATGTCTATGCGCTTTACGATATCAGCGGGGGTGTCGTTGCCCAGGCCGACCAGTTTTTTAACAGAGTCGGCTTTGTCGGTCGCACCGGATGATATAAGCCCTTCAAGGATTGCGTTGATATTTCTATATCGTTCAGACGCTTCGTTGACCCTTCCGAGTTCAACACCTGTCAGGCCGCGTATTTTCCATACCGCCTCTTCGCCTTCCGGGAAAAAGTCCTGAAGGCCAGGAACCTTTACCAGGCCTTCGCGGGTTTCAAACTTCATTGTTTTAAATTTCTTTGCGTCAAACGGCATATGTTCCCCCTTAGGATGCTATATCGTCGGCCAGGGATTCGGCAGAGATCGTGCAGGCTGCCTTGATACTGTCCCCTGCGGGAAAGCTCCGGGTTACACCGAGGATGCCCTGACATGCGATATAGGGTGATTTTGTCCGGTCCGGATAAAACTTGAACCAGAGGTTTTCACCTTTGAGCTGTTCAAACCCTTCATAAATACCGGATTCCATATACGCCGTAAAACTGCCCTGTCCGAGAGACTTTGAGGAAGCGCCTACCGTGCCGCCGTAGATCTGGGTGGAGGTCATGCTATGGCTTTCTTCCGGAGGCACAAAATCGGCTGATTTCGGAATATTGGCGAAAGTAGGCTCGTAATATTCGGCGTATACCGGTTTTGCCGAAGGACCCGTATGGATAAGGGGAAGCGCGGAATCAAATTCCACGCCGGCGTAACCGGCCGTGCCGTTTTCAACGTGGGAGCGTTTTTCCGTCCAGGTCGGGTAGTCGTAACGCTCCATGCTGTCTCCGGGAACCCCGAAGATTTCATCTTCGTCAACAGGCGCTGAGGCTGCTGCTGTAAATTTGATTTGTCTTATTTCTATAGCTCCTACATCTATAAGAGGCGGGCCTCCTGCCGCTCCTCTTGTTGTTGAAAAGGATGTGCCAGGGGTTCCAGCTACTGCCTCTATCGCTCCGGCTGCCGTCACCGTAATCGAGTTGATGATGTGCGTATTTGCCGGTTCTCCGCCCGAAGGCCTGGTGCAGGATACATCAGTATCAGCCGGCACGTTTGTCAGCACACCTGCCAGATAGCAGGTCAGGGCTGCAACATCCACGCAGTTGTTTGTTAATGACGCAGCGGGGGTTACCTTTCCGCCGGTTGCCAGCCCGTCCGGTTTTACATCCGGTTCGTAACCGGAACGCTTGCTCCAGAAGTTGTCGCCGCTTTTGAAATATTTATGATCCCCGCTGTCCGTGAGGGCTGCCATGGCAACCTTGCTCTGCCCTGCCTCGTACTGCAATTTCGCATTTTCCGCTGTAGGCATTGTCTGTACCTCCTATTATTTATTTGATGGTTACTGATTTTTCATTTCTTATTGTTCCAGGTGTCAGATCATCCCGCGCAAACACGCTCTTTGCGTTCCAGCGACTGCAATCGCTCGCGTTCGGCTTCGAAACTTTTGCTTAAAGCAGCAAAAGACCAAGCTTCCTTGCCTCTTGACGGTTTGCTCAGGGATAACCTGACACCTTCCTGACGGTAAATTCCGGATAATATTTTATGATCCATTGTAGGGATCTCCCATGTTCGTTACATACGTTATGTTCAATATTGCCGAGGCGCCAACGGTCTTGTGGCCTTCCTCCGGATAGCTGTCGGTACCCCCAGAAACGTAATCGACGGATTCGGCAAGGCCGTCCGTTGTCGACGTTACGGGGGTTTCGCCGGTTATCGATCCTGATATAGTGGCGACATTCAGGTTAGCTCCAACGTCAAGGTTTTCTCCCTGGAACTCTTTTGTAAGCCTTCTTATGGTGATATTGCCCGCTGCCGTGCCAGCCGCCCATGATCCGGATGTTACAGTTACAGAGGTCACAAGGCCGGTTGCGCCGGATAAATGCCCTGCGATATAATCGCCTGGTTTAATTACGTATGTGCCGCCGGATGTAAAGGGCAGCGTCCATTCAATGCCGGTTGCGGCTTCGATAATGTCTCCCAGGATCTGCTCGGCAATGACAGAGGGGTTCGAGGTTCCAAACGGCGCAATACCTTCTATACGCACCGGCATAGTGTGCCGTGCCTTGCCGTAATCCCTTGCCACTTCCTCAGGTTGCGGCCACACAACAAAACAGGGTATCTCGGAGGGGATTACATCAGGGTCTACGTTTTGCCTGCACCTGAAGACATTGCCGCCGCAATTCAGGTTGTACTGATTCGCGGTTACAGCCCCTGCGAGTTTAGCAAGGACGGCAAGGATGATTCTATCCCGGATCGTGTTCACAGTTTCCTCATTTCATTATCAATTACACGGTCGTATTCGGTGTGAAGGCGTTCATCGGCCTGCTTCAAAACACCGTCGAGCACACCCATGTGTTTTAATGCGTCAGGAGTTGAAGGGCCGTATAGTTCTTTTGTTGGAAGCCTGTATTTTTTCGGGAGCGCTCCATAAGCAAGACCCTTCCTTACCGGTTTTCTTTCGCCTTCCCATTTCCGCCAGAACACACCCCTGTGACCGCTTTTTGTTGTCTTGACGAAAGCGTGTTTTATCAGCGTGGCAGGCCTGCTTTTCAATACCTGCACCTTGACGCCCGTCTTTGTCTGACTTACAGAAAAATATCCCAGCGGCAGGGGTTTGCTTTTTGACTTCACGTAGGCCGAGGGATCTTCAATGCTTGCTTTCTTGATAGACACCGATTCGAGTATCTTCCCGTATTGAGCTGTTACTTCTTTCTGCGCCGCTCTTGCCATGTCTGTTCTTACCCCGGGCATGGTCTTGTTGAGGGACTGTTGATGAATCTTGCTCTGCAGCTCAGGCATACCGGAAAATACACGCTTTGTCTTTTCGAGCTGTACCTGATCAACATGGCATTCAAAGGCCGGCATAGAATTAATCCTCCGGAGTAATTAGCTCATAGCTCATAGCTGATGGCAACTGCTTTTACTATGAGCTATGAACCATGGGCTATGAGCTATTTTCACTTCACCACCAGTTTTAATATGCGTCCGTCATTGGCAAGGACTGACTGGACAGTATAAGTTGTGGAGCCGGCAAGGAAGGTTGAACCCCTTTGCGGCACTGTCAGGACCTGAGACAAGAGGCATTCAAGAACAGTCTTCAACTCAACTGCCTGCCCGTTAAAATCCGGAGGTTGCAGCTCCACATCTTTCTGAATCCATACCTTGACCGGCAAGGGATCGCCGGTAAGAGGCGTATAAGTCGCGTCCTCTCCTGCATCGTCGAAAAGATCTGTCATGGCTTCATCAAGTATGGCTGATATGGTCATCAGTGGCTTCCCTGCACATTTTTTGTTTTCTCAAATGTTCTCATGCCACCTATACCGAGTAATGCGAAAAGCACGGTGATTAAGCTCCCTGTATCAAGGCTTGGAGCGATTATATTCTTCCCTGTGAGTTTTACGATCCATTCAAAAATGGGGCTGCCGATGAACTGCCAGCCAAGGGAAAAACCGCAAATCCAGCCGACAAAAGGTCTCCAGCCTGATACGAAGAGGTTAGGGTTTTTTGCCTCTTCAAGGTTAATATCCGTCTGTGCCTTTGTTGTGGCATATTCAATCTCCATTGCCTTTTGCTCAATTTCCGCCTTCTTTTCAGGGCTTATCTCCCCCGTTATCGCCTGCCTTATGTCTTTTGCCAGTGAGCCGATACCCTCAAAAATGGGCTTTATCCCGCCGGACAAGATTGTGCTTATTATTTCCATGTTTCACCCTTTATTCCATTCAATATGGACAAAATCAGGCTTCTTCCATGAGCCGCCCCATGTCCAGCCTAATCTTTGTGCGATAGCACCTGCTTCAAAATAATCCGCAATGTTGTCCTCGTCAGTATCCGCTTTAATGTCCCAGGTAGCCTTGCCATTTTTAACCACCGCAAAATCGAGAGCATTACCGGAGATATGCTTCGAACTGTGCGTCCATGTGACAATCTTTCCCGGTTTAGACCTTCCTTGCGCATATATATCATCTTGAAATTCCTGATCTCTCAAAGTGGAGGTCACAATAACATCAAGTCCTGATTCTCTACATTTCTGAAGGAACTCGATTGCATGGGGTTGAACGTGCGGGTTAAGGTCTGATATTTTTCTACTGTTTATCATTTCATGTCTCCTCAACAATTACTTTGCCCCTTGCGTCGTGGGAATGATGATTAACACGGCGCCATAGTTCCCGGTGATCCTCCGCGTTATCTTTACAGATGGTGGTAAGCTTGTTATTCTGCATTTTGAGCATCATGATGATCACGCCCTGCAACAACCCTACAAGAAGTCCCACAAAGATTATTATTATGTGATCTCCCACAAGCCCTCCTTGATCAGCCGCTTAATTAAAAATTCGATTTCAACCCGTCACTACTTTCCTTTCTCCTTCTGAGGTTTGGCATCCATCTCCGCCTTCTCTAACAAAGCCTTCAGGGAATCCCGCTCTTTTTCCGCGTCGTGGAGTTCCTTTTTGAGGCCTTCATTGAATTCCCGGAGGGCGACTATCTGCTCTTTGAGGTCGGAGATTTCAAGTTCGGCAACGGAGGGACCGACTGGAACATTCCCTTCCAGGACGGAGATCTCCTTGCCCATGGTGATGAGGGCTTCGTATTCTTTTTCGTTGATCTCCTCGCCCACGATAAGGATTTTGTCTTTCGGAAACTGCTTTCTCCCGAACTGGATGTTGTCGTTTGTTTTGAGCTGCTTGATATCCATGTCGTGCTCCTTTGGTTTGTGCCTGACCCGGCCCTTCGAAAAAAGGGCAGGGTCGATGGATTCGTTTTAATGGGTTGTTATGTTGCCCATCAGGTACATACAGGCTGCCGCGATGTCCGAGACGACGTTGCCTTCCTCGTCGAAGGATTTGAGCAGGCACTCGTCGGTGTTATGCCTGACGCGGATTACATCGGACCGGATATCTTCATCCCTGTAGCTCTCGACAACAGAGTTCTCCGGACTGTCTGCGGTCCAGAGGAAGGTACGGCCAAGGCCGGGCTCGGTTATATCCTGACGGTCCTGCATGATTTTTACAAGACCAGCGTATTCATCGCTCCAGACATCGGTCATAACGGAGGCGACGTTCTTCCCGGCTGCATCGTAAATGGCCCCGCCCACCTTGATCTGAGGGACATCAAGAACACGGGCGAGCTCAACAGCGCCCATTGCCTCGATATCGATACCGGGATAGGTGTATTTGAGCCTGTCTATGATCTTGACGCATGATTTGAGGTTCTGGAGCACCTGCCAGTTGATCACCAAAGCATCGGGCAACATGCCGCACTGGAAACGGAAGGCGATCTTGCCCGCTTTCACATCAGCGATGGGATCGGCATTGGCAAAATCATCCCATTCGTGAACGATGTTATGGACAGTAAAGTTACCGGCGTTGAAAAGCTTGTTTGAGATGCGGTAATCCTGTCTTTTGAGGATGAAGTTCATGGCACGTTTGGTGGCAATGAAATCGGCCATGCCGGGGGCGCGGGCTTCTATCATCGCCCGCTCGGAGTCGTCTATAGGCTCTTCCCAGCCGTTCTCATGACCGGTGTTGTAGCGGCCCTCCTCGTATTTCCAGTCGCCGCGGTTATATTTTCCCCTGGGCGAGCGCGACGTGTCGGGGAGTTTGAGAAGGACTTCCTTCGGGATGACAGGAAAAGTGAAGGCCGGAAAATCTACGGGGAATATCGGCATAAGGTCAAGACCGATGAGTCCCATAGTAGGACCTTCGACGTATTCCATGACCGCGATACCGAGATCCGGCCTGTAAAGCGCTGTGGTATTGGATGATCTCATAACTGATTACCTCCTTTTTATGTGGTAAGACATTTGCGGGTAGCTTCAAGCCAGGGCATTTGCAAGACAAAGTCATCGGTCGGAAGTTCGCCGTCTTTAGGGTGTAATACGAGTGTGAGGATAGAAGGGCTCGCAGGCACATTTATTGCTTCGATGGTGAGAATTTTCTCCTGGAATGTGTTGGTCGCGGCCACAAGGAACTCACTGGATTCGCCACCGGCGTTCGCGCCTGCTCCGGGTGCAGCTCCGGGAACATCGAAATATGCCTCAACGGTAAATACAGGACTGTCTACTTCGTCCGCACCTGCTTTAACGATTGCGCCCAGGAGATGAAGGACTACATCAGCCGCGTCATCGAGGTCCTGGGGCATGACAAAAACCGCAATGATGTCGTCAGGGGTTGCCTGGTTGTTCCAGCGCAGCGCTGCTACCTTGCCGGCAAGCTGTGTCCACCCGACGCCGGATGCTCCATCAGCGAAAATGGTAAGGGCCGTACCATCCTCCATGCACATGTGCTGCGGAAACAGGGTATATTGATTGGTCTTGATACCGGCCATGATCTCCGCGAGGGCCGCCTCAACAGTTGCGGCGTCTATTTTGCCGGCGGAGTCAAGGAGGGACACAAGGGCCGCCGTGGTCGATTTTTTTGACTGTGGATAGACTTCGATCTGCTGGCCTGTAATTCCCGGTTCAAGGGCTACGGCGACGAGGGAGCCTATGCTTGTGTCACAGAGCTTGCCGTCGTTTGCGGAATAAAGTTCAGTGCCCCTGTTGATCGCAGCGCCTACAATGACTTCTACCTCGAAGGTCCCGGAATCGCTCCAGAGTTTGACAGTGATCGGCTCGCCAATAGTGACGGTAAACTCTGTGACGCCTATGCCGTCTTCGCCCGCGTCTGCGTATACCACCTCAGGCGGGGTTGTGGTCGTGCCGGCCTTTATCCTGACGTTGCGTTTCTCTGCCAGGGCTTCACCGGCGATAAATGTTTTTTTGCCTTCGTTATACATGAGCGGACCTCCTTGTCTTGTTGGCTTCGGTAATATAGGCGGAATGCTTCTCGGGATATTTGTTGATGATGGCCTGCATGGCCGCCAGTTTGGGGACTTTATTTGCTGCCATGTATTCGTCTACCAGGGTCATGAAATCCTTGCCTTCGGTCTGGCCGGCGCTGTCGTGTCCGGGGTCTTTTGCGCCTGTTTCTTTAAGGGCGGCGAGGATCTTTTCACGTTCCCTGTCTTCGGCGGATTTGGCCGGTGCGCCTGCGGGGTTAGCGGCCTTGAAGGCGGCGTACTGCTCAACGGTGGAGCCGCTTTTCACGACGCCGGCGAACCGGTCGGATTCTTCCTTGCCGAAGTGCGCCTCGGCGAGGCCGATGATCCTTTCTGTTTCAGCCTGGGCTGTGGTTGTTTTCAATGTTTCAATATCTACGCTTTCAACGCCCTGGGCTCTTAGCTGTGCCGCGAAATCAGGGTATGCGGCAACGAGCTCTGCCAGTGTGGTAAATTTGTCCATTTGGACCTCCTTTTTAGATTTTAGGGTTATACCCTGTTGTCTTGCGCTGTCACGGGACAGCGTTAATGCCTGGCTGATTGCGTCGTCACGGGTCATGATGCCGTCTATAAGCCCCGCTTCGACGGCCTGCTGACCGATAAAATAGTCTTTGACATCCGTTGACATTTTTGCGAGAACCGTGTCTGAAGAAACACCGCGATAGCGGGCCACGGCGTCGATGAAAAGGGTGTAGTAATAATCGACTTTTTCGCTGAGAGAAAGGCGTCCTTCCTCAGTGAGCGGTCCGTCTCCGATGATCCTTTTATATTTACCTCGATAGATTTCTTCCTTGATGATGCCGGAAGCGGCGTCTTTAGCGGAGCGGTCTTCATGGACGGCAATAACACCGATGGAGCCCACGGCGGTTGCTACGTCCGTAGCATAGATAACGGAGGCAGCCGCACCGATCAGATATGCGGCAGATGCCATGGTCCCGTAGGCGACAGAGATGACAGGCTTGACATCGCGGGACGTATAGATCAGTTCTGCGAGTTCGAAAACGCCGTCTATGCCCCCGCCGGGTGAATCGATAATCAGGGCTAAGGCGCGGGCTTGAGAATCGGCAAGGGCTTCCTTGAATTGGGCGGTTATTTTTTCTATAGAAAGACCGCCGGAAATTTCCATAAAGAGGTTCATCCGTTTAGAGATCAGGCCGGATAAGGATATGACGGCGACCCCGTTGACAATCTCGTAGCTTTTAGGCTGCTCGTTGGTGAGGGGCCTGCCGAGGGCGGCTTCAATGGCCTTGATATCGGGTTTTTTGCCTTCGAGATGGTCGAAATAGATGCGGCGGATTTCATTTAACATCTGCGGGGTTATTGCCCAGGGCGTGCCGTTGATGAATTTTCCGACGAGATCAAGCATTATCTTCCTCCAATGACTTGTTTTCGTTGTCAGCCATTTGCCCGGCGTTTTCCTGGGAGATGCGTTCTTCGGTCAGGCCGCGTTCATCCATCATCTCCTGTTCTTCTTCGAGCTGTTCCATCGTTGAACGAAGGTCCCCGCCGCGCTCGGCGATGGATTCTGCACGGGTCTTGATATTGTTCCGGATTGCAAGGACGTCGGCCTGGATGGCCTTGACCGGCTCGATATCTCCCTTTGGCGAGCCGCGCCAGTCGGCATGTGTGAGGGCGTGCATATTCGTGTAGAAATCAGGAAGGGAAATTTCTCCTTTGAGCCAGGCCTCTTCCTGGAGCATTGTATATATGGGCTGGCAAGTGTCTTCTCCGAGCCAGTCGCGATGCATCATGAAGACCCGCCAGGCGTCGAGCATGGCGGAACGGAAACCGGCGAAGTTGACTCCGTCCACATCTTTAAACATTACCGGATAGGGGACATTCACACCCATGGCGATCGCTTTTTTGATAATCTTCGTAAAAGGATCGAAGGTCGTGCCCGGCCTGTTCGGTGACAGAAGATGCGGTACCTGGCCCTGTTCACCGTAATAGATCGTGCCGCCTAAAAGTTCTTCATAGCGTATTTCCCGGTTCTCGCCGGTGTCGGTTTTTTCGGTCTCCCTCATGCTTGCAAGCGCCCGCGCCACACCGGTGGGGTCCTGACCTGCGCTCAGCTCTATAAACATCGATATGGCCGAGGCGACAATGTTTGATTCGAGCTCGGTGTCAAGGTAATCGTTGAGGTTGCGGAAAAACTTCATGGCCGGGGCAAGGATCGGCATACCGCGGATCTGCTCCGGCTCCCTGGAAACAAAACGATGGATTACGTTCGGGCGGTGCCCGGAAAATGAAGGGACGCGGAGAAAGTTATGCGACATGTCGGGGAACTGGCCGCCTGAGGGGGATTGAGAACTCTTTTTGATCCAGTAAGCAACGGGTTCGCTGTTTACACCAAGTTCAATGCCGTCCTTGATGTTCGGATCATTCAGCTTGTCTATGGGCGTTTTGAGGCGCAGCGGATTGATAAGGCGCAGGGCAAGCATGTATGGCCGGTGCGGACTGTCGATCATATGGACGAGCATAACGTACTCGCCGTACTCGCAGAGGCTCCGGATACAGAGATATTGCACGGCTCCAAAGCTCATGCGACCGGAGGCGTCGGCGGTTCTTTGCCATTTCTGGAATATGGCCCGCTGTTTTGCCTGGATTGTGCGGATCTGGTCCTTCGGGAGACCGAGAACGTCGGCAGCAAGGGCCGGAATCGGGCGGAGCCCCGAACCTGCTATCGTCGTGGCGAAGGTGTCGACGACGCCGGAGGCATGAGGGTCGTTGTTTGTTAAATCAATGGAACGGGCGACAATCTGTTCCCGTTCTGTCGCTTCCTGCTGCCGTGAAAAGAGGCGTTTGGGAATCCAGTTTTTCATGGAGCCGGTACGCTTGGCAGCAGAGCGGCGATAGCTGTAATATGAATCGGGCATAATCACGTTACCGTTCGCAGAATAGAGTACCGGGGGACGGGACGTGCCCGGAGCGGCAAGGGCGGCAATCTCCATAGCAATCGCGTTCCGGGCCGCGGTAAAGATTTCGAGTTTTTTAGCCGTTACAGCATTCATGGCGCTCATCTTCGCTCAATAATGCCGCGGTTAACGCGGGGACCGCCGGTGCCCTGTTCCGATTTGTAGCGGGCAAGAAGTTTGTCTTCACGGGCGCTGAGAGCGGCGAGATCGGCCCGTGTGATGCGCTTACCGTCGATTGTCACATCCTGTCCGGCCATGACCTTGGTTATCGCAGCCTGGACTTCTTCGAGTTGTTCAACAGTGGTTTTGATTGCCATGCGAAATCTTAAAACGGGTTTTTTGCCACATTTTTGGAATGCCCGTAAACCTGGTGTAAACACCCCCTCATATACCCGTAAACACCGTGTCATTTTTCTTGACATGGTTTTTTGATGCCTTGCAGATCACGTATTTACGTCAAAAGTTGCAGGATTTTTGGGCAGATCACGTGGAAGGGCGGTGATAAAGGTAGGACAGTCAATTAATGCGGGTAATTTTGAAGTTGAAAATGACGGGTTCGGTGTTGTAGCATTGAGCATGAAAGCCGATGATAACCCTTATTACTCAATGGAGTTTGTTGAAGAAGACAGCAGGCTCTATGCAGTTTTTCGCAAACCAAATGATGAGATTGCGGCAAAGATAGAGGTACCCGAAAACTGGACAATAGAAA